GCATTGTTCTCTTTCTCTACAATTTCTCTAACCTTTTCTCTATCTAAAGCATCTGTTCCGCCAAAGACAAAGAAACATTTTCTTTCTGTTGTATCTTTTGCTATTAGTTCTGATAATAAGTTATACAATGGCCGACCATGTTTTTCTACATATTGAAATAGTACTAATGAATTTCCATTTAATCCATTAACTAGGTTTCTTATGAAACTATTTCGTTTTTCATTTCTGACTATCCAATCCATTTCTTCTTGATATTTCATTTTACTGACTAATTTTCTTTCTTCATCTACATAAGATAAAACTAAACATTTAATATCTAAATTAGCTAATGTACCTTCATCCATCAACTCTTTTGATGTTGTAACAAAATAAGCAGGTCCAAACATACCTTCTAATTGAAGTTTATGTGTTTGTGTATCTTGTAATGTACCTGTAGTTCCGATTTTGTATTTAACATTTGTTAATGATTCCATAATTTTTGTAAGAGATTTAGCTTGAAATAAATGAGCTTCATCACCAACTACCATTCCAAATTCATTACCAAAAGTTTTTGGCATTCTACTCATTGTTTGCCATGTCGTTATAACAATTGGTGCGTTTTTATAATCTTTATTACCACCATATAATTTTTTGATTTCACCTTTAAATCCATAGTCTTGAAAATCTTTAGTCATTTGTTCTACTAATGATGTTGTAGGAACAATAATAAGAGCTTTTCCGTTCTTTTTAAGAAAGTTGTATCGTATAAGACTATAAATCATTAAAGACTTACCTGAAGCTGTAGGAGATACTAATATACACTTTCTATTATGTGCTGCGTATGCTACTGCCTCTTTTTGGTAATCTCTAAGCTCTAAAGGAATATCTTTAACAATTTCTTCATATCTTTCTATTGTAAAAATATCTGTTTCAGGCTCCCAACCATCTAATTCATAGTCTCTATCTTCACAAAATTCTTTTAGATATGGGTATAGTCCCATGTATATTTGATTTTTTTGTAGATTAAATAGTCTGATATAACCATCCCAAAATCGTTTTCGAACTGCAGGAATAAATTCAGCACCAGGAACTTTGAATTTAAAAAATTCTGATAATTCCTTTCGTATTGAATCTTCTGTTGAAACTGATAAATAAACTTCGTCCAGTTTATCTATTACGAGCCTGCCATAAACCTTCGCCATTCTATAATATTCTTTATTGTTTGATGTCGCCAAGTAAGTTGTGATACTATATCTTGTAAGTATTCAACTACTATTTTACAATATTCCATTTTTTCAATTGCTTTCTGTATATCCCTATCAGCTCCAAAGAACTTGTCATAGTCAGATTTTAGTATTGTAAGACCATTGAATGGGTCATAATCCCAATTTTTTTCTTGTATTTCTTCTTGACTTAACTTCCCTGTATACCAAAGCCATTTATTTTTTTGTAAAGTTTTAAGTTGTTGTTCGTATCGTATTTGAATGAGTTTTTGATTGGAAAGAATTTCACTATACTTTGCGTGTAGTATGGGTACTTGTAATGAAGAAGCGTCAAGTTCGATATCGTCAATTTGACAATCTTTTTTCCACATTTCTTGTATATCAGACAATTTTGTATTCATATTATATATTATAACAGCTTTCGCTGAAAAGTCAATTAACTACTGGGTTTTATTGTGTAATAAGTGTATCTCAAGGTTAAATCACAAACAGCATATGATACATCTGATGCATCAGTTGTAAAATCAATAGCTCCTAAACTTGTAGGAAAACAGTCAATAAAGTTAAACTCAATATTAGCATTATTAGATGATGTATTAATCATAAGAGTTGCATCTGAATACATTTCTAGATTATCACCTTTCTCTATTAATGAAATTCCTGGAGTTGTTCCACTTTGTCCTGTTAATGATCTAAAATCTGCTGGGTCAATACCTGGTCCTAATGCCATGATCCAATCAAATATCTCTTGATAATTTTTCATATCTTCATCTACAACAAATTTAACTGTTAAAGGATCAAAAGTTATTTTATCACCAGGTAATGCTGATTGAATTGCTAACTTTGTGTCCATGATAGCTTCACTAAAATTGATTGAAGGTATATTTACACCTGTACAAAAATATCTCGTATTAGGTAATTTTGATATTAATAAATCAAAATTAACTGGAGACAAATAGTTTAAATTTGTTGGTTGGTCTGATTGCCAATTAGCTGTCGCCATTTTCTTCCTCTATTTCCCATGGTAGGTCATTCCATCTATAAAATTTTTTAGTTGGGTAATGATAAAACCAACCTTTATATTTGTGATCTTGTGTTTCAGACTCTACATATAGTTCTTCATTATTCATCTTTATAGTCTCTGTTCTGCCATCTTTCTAATAACCAATCGTACCATCTTTCTACATATTCATCTCTGGTTAATCTATTACCTGCTGCGTGTGGACTGAGGTTTTCGTCCTCGTTATCTAACCACATTCTAGTACAGAAAGAGTTAAAATCATTATACAGATGCATCTGATTTGTTAATCTGCTCATATTAGTATTTATAGAAATTTATTTCTTTGTTTCTAATAAAGGGAGAGTATTGAACTCTCCCTTAAAATAGTTATTTCTCATTTACAAATGAATTTAACTGTCTTGCAGTTTCAATAACTTGTTCTGCGGTAATTTCAACTACCGGCAAAGAAATTATTGTTGCATCATCACCAGCTTGATCTACAGCGAAATGGACTGCATCAACTTCGCGTTGTGCATTCATTTCAAGTAAACCTTGTGCTTGTGAAAGTAAATCGGCTCTGATTTCGAACCCAGATTTTGAATCTGCCATGATATCCTCCTGTGTGTATGTGTGTTAATAAAATGTGAAGGCGGCCTGTTTAGTGAATGTACTGCAGATACATATTTACTCGGAACGATTGTGGTATCTTTAGCAATGACACCCCTTCACACTTATATTTATAACAAAAAAAAGAGCCCCTAGGGGCTCTTTGAAATCAGTTATGATTTAGATTTTACAGTAAGTTTAAAACTTCGAAACTTCTGTAGTAAGAGTTAGTGCTTGTAGCAGCTAATCCGTTTGCTGGAGTTGATCCAACATAAGGGTTACTTACCATTCCGTATCTAGTTTTGAAAGCCACTTTCGGTTGGAAAGTGTTTTCACCAACTGCTCTCACCATTTGTAGTGGGACATATGGACAATAGAATAGTCCAGCATCAAACGGATTTGATCCTCTATATCCAACTGTTACATAGCCTTCACCAGCTGTTACACCAGTAGGTCTTTGAGACGCACTTGCGTAATATGGGTCGATATACACTTTCATGCTGCCATTTAAAACACCAGCAAAAGTGTTTCCAGTGTCATCAACATTTAAATTAGTTGATAATGCTGGAGCATAGTCTAATACACCAGCCATTGCAAGTGCAGACGCTACATCACTAGAACATAGGATAAAGTTACCTTTACCTCTTCTTGTTTGTCGTGCTATAACATTAGCATTTCTTTCAATGTGATACATTAAACCTTTGAATTTTTCAACTGACCAACGACCAGATGAATCAACATCTAGGTTAAATTGACCGTTTACAGAAGTACCAGTTAAGTTACTTTCTGAAGCAACACCTTCGATCTTAGCTTGATCATTAACTTGTCTAACAACTTCTCTGTTGATTTCCGCTAGGATTTCACCAGAAAGAATGTTTGCTAGTTCAGTTTCAGCATCAAGGCCATGAATCGCTTTAAGGTCTTGCGCAAGTTCTATAGTGTACTCGGCTTTAAGCGCTCTGCTTTTAGCGGTAACTGTAGCTTTTTCAATCGTGAACGACATTTCTGCGATAGAAGAATCTTTTTCTGCAGTAGCTGTAGTATCACCTGCACCAGTAGTATATGCTGTTTGAATTGCAGTGTTAGCAGAACCTGATTCAAAAGGATCAGTTCCTGCGTGAGTACCTGAACCGGCAAAGTCAGTATCAGCTTCGTTGAACAGAGCTTCTGTTCTAGCGACGGCTGAACTGTCATCTACATATCTCGCTTTCATAGCGAAAATAAGACCTGTAGGACCAGTCATTGGTTGTACACCACAAATATCATATGCTACCAAGTTAGGCATTGCTCTACGAACTAAAGAAATAAGAATTGGATCCCAGGTTGCAGCAGTCGCTGAGAATCCACCTGGATCACCAGCAACAGTACCTTGACCGTCACCAAATGCTTCTGATAAAGCACCTCTTTCTTCGCTTATTGCGCGTTCTTGGTTTTCAAGAATTACAGAAGTAACTGCTCTTTTGTAGCTATCTTCGATCTTTGGAAGATCAGGATGCTCTAATACAGGCTTCCATTTTTCTTGAAGGTTTTCTGACATAAACATTTGTTTATTCCCCGTTTAAATTACTAATTTAGTTATCTAATTTAGCAAATTTATTAATTGCGGCAGTATATTTAGCCATACCAGGATCTACAGGAGTTTCTTCCTGAGAACCGAAATTGGCATCGGCTGAAGCCACATTACTTTCATCAGAGACTGCTTCAAGCTTTTCACCTTTGAAGTATGCTTCTTTCAATGTAGAAACTTTCTCTTGGAAATTTTCTTCACTTTCGTAATCAACATCTTCGGTTAATTCTTTTAGCTTCTCTTGTTCACTATCAGCTAGCTCTTTAGAAGCTTCGCTAATAATTTTTTCACGCTGTAGTTCCTCGATATCTTGAGATAGCTTGATGTTTTCGGCAACTTCGCTATTCAATTTATCTTCTTGTTCGTCAAGTCTGTTTGCTAGTTCTTCAACTACATCAAACTTATCTTCTGGAACTTCAACATAATGTTCCTCAAACAGTTTTTTCAAACCGTTTATGAAATCTTCTGTGAGTTCGGTTTTTAAACCGCGCTCGATTGCTAGTTCATTTTCTGATACCCAGCTTTCTGCAACATAGTTAAGATAAGAGTCAACTTTTTCTGTCAAATCTTCTTTGATTTCTTCAATTGCTTCTTTAGTAGTTTCTTCGTATTGAGTTTCAACCTCAGAAACTTTTTCTTTAACTTTACTTGCTACTGCTGCTTCAAAAATAGTCTTAGCTTTAGATTTGAAATCTTCTGATAAATCTTCGTCAGCGACAAGAGCTTCTATGTCATCAGACATATCAACTTCATAAGATTCTTTCTTAACTTCTTCATCTTCATCATCTTCATCTGACATTTCATCAGTTTCGTCTTTTGATTCTGTAGGAGTTGTTTTTTTCTGAATCTTTTCGCCGTCACCTTTATCTTCATCTCTGTCATCTTCGTCAGCACCCTTTTCAGGATCACCGGCTGCAGGATTAAGAGAATCTTCGATAAAAGATTGAACTTGTTTTATAGATTTATCTTTAAGAGATTCTACGACACCTCTAATAAGTGCGTTTCGACTTAGTGACTCTGATTTTTCTTCGTCGCCATCATCTTCGTCTGCTTCACTTAAGCCAGCATGTGCTGATCTAAGTGCTTTAAGGTCCATTTCTTTCATGGACGAAACGGCATGTTTCAATAAGTCAGATTTAGACATTTCTTCTAATGAAGGAGTTTCAGAATCATCTTCTACTTCTTCTTGATTAGGAATAGTTGTCTTATCTACTTTTGTTTCGCCGTCATCTGGTTCCTCGATAGGATCGCCCTTGGGAGCTGGGTTAGTCTTGGGTGCCGGTTTAGTGGCATCACCAGCTTTAGCAGCTGCGTCTGTAGCGTGTTTCTCACCATCAGGATCCGTTTTAGATTTAGCCGCAGGAGCCGCACCGCCTTTACCAGGAACTTCGTGTTGAATTTCCTTTTTCTCGTCTGATACGCCTTCTTGTATGACTGCCTCTATTGTGTTTTCTAAGCTTGACATTAGAATACTCTCCATTAAATTATAAATTAATTAATTTATTCTCTATTGTTATTTATAATATTATAAATTTTCAAGAAAGTCAGAAAACGCTTGTAATTTGACTTCTTGAAGTTTGTGTGTCTTAGCTCGTCTAATTGAATGTTTATATTCTTCAATTTTCTGTGCTTTAATCACACCATTATCCCAAATCCACTCAACTCCTTCCATTACGCCGTTTACGAACGCGTCAGGAGCAGAAGGATCTGCTACGATATCAGCTGCAGTTGCTAACTGAAAATCCGATTGAACCATTTGAACACCACCTTTTTCAGATGATGCTTTTAATGATCCCATACCCCTACTAGAAACACCAAGTCTAGCACCATCGGCTAGTAAGTTCTT